ACTCATAACGTCCGATCCTTTCCAATGGGATCGGGATGATTTTGAGGTGCGACCACAGGGATTACCCGTTTTTCTTGGGTCCCTATTCTCAGAGGTCCTCCATTTGGATGGAACTCCGATCTTCAAGTACGACGCCATTCGTGGCGTCTTCCTCGACAGTGACGGGTTCTTCTTCCCGATGCCCCGCGAGGTGTGTCGCTCATGTGCTGACTTCGTCATAGCTATCCGACAAGCTCTCCTCTTCTATTCCAAAGTGGAGGATCTTCCGGTATTAGCAGATGAAGCCGATGAAGTACGGTCCTTTGTGACGCGAGTCACTGTAGGTAAACCGATACTTCTCGAGCATCGCACAGATGTCCTCTATCATGCACGAAAAGTCCTCGCGGACCTACTAATGCCTGAAGGATGTCTTCATGCGAGTCTCGCCCAATGGCTCAGTGAGCCTTTCGGTGCCCATGGTCCCGGGTCCGTTTTCGACGGATCGAGAGGCAAGGACAAATGGCGTTTTTCCGGTTATGCGGGTGTTGACGAGAGACTTTTTTGCTCTCAATATCCACATATTTCACTAGCTGATCCTCTTGATCTTGCTAGCAGCCGGGTGCTTGAATCGAAACTATGCATAGTTCCTAAGGACTTTAGAGCCCATCGCCTCATTTGCATCGAAACAAAGGAAGCGATGTTTGCTCAACAGGGCCTGCGAACTGTGCTGGAGTCGATTATTAGCAACGACGCCTGCGCATCGAGTTGTATTAATTTCAGAGACCAGGGTCTTTCTATGCGGAAGTCTACAAATCTTCGTTTCTCGACGATAGATTTGAAAGATGCTTCTGATGGAATCTCCTTGGAATTGGCGAAATTACTTCTCCCTCTGGATGTTTTTCGCATCCTTACGCGCTACCGTTCTCGTCGCATTACGCTCCCAGATGGACAGGAGATACCTGCCTATCGAACGTTGTTTACAATGGGGAACGCATTGTGCTTTCCGACAGAAACCCTCATATTTTGGGCTCTCTGTATGGGCGTAATCCTCTCCAAGGATACGCGCTCGATCGGAAAGGTGAAGCAGAATCTTCGGGTTTTTGGGGACGACATTATTGTCGATGCCAGGCACTCAGAAGAAATATGCGCGGTATTGTCTGAAGCTGGT